CGTGCAACGCCGACAAGGCCGCCATCCGGGGGGCCCGATGAGCCTGTATGCGCCGTCGCCGTGGGAAGGGTTCGTCTACTACACGCAGAGCCTTGCCGCGCTGTGGCCTGAAAAGGCCGTGATCAGCTCTTTCCTGACAGGGGCCGTGATCCTCTTCGGCGGTGACGCCTTCATCATGTGGCTGCTTCTTAGCGTGATGTGCGCCGATTTTCTGTTGGGGTTCACCGACGCCGCCCGCCGCAAGCATATCCGGTGCCGGGCGATGGGGCGGGGTGCGCTCAAGTTCGTCTACTACTTCTCGTACATCGGACTTGTGGGTGTGGTGAACGTTAGCCTTTCCCGCTCGTTCGGCATCCATGTCCCCTTGCTCGACATGTTCATGAGTTACCTGATCATCACCGACACGATTTCGGTCATGGCGCACATGCAGCGCCTTGGCATCCCCGTTCCCGCTTTGCTCCGGCGCATCGTCGTGCGGAGCCGGGACAAGATTGAACGCGGCGTGTCGGAGACGTTGGATGAGGACAAGCAATGACTCAGATACCGCTTGAAGCCGAAAACGAATTTTACGCCGCGATGGAGCGGGAAGACGCGGAACAGCTGGAGCGCGAGGCCCGCGCCGCTGCGTCCGCCCGGCTCAATGCGTTGGCCTTGCAGCTCAAGCGCGAGTTCTCGACCGCCGAGTCTTCCCGCAAGCTCATTGAGGAGCGGTGGCTTGAAGACCTCATGCAGTACCGGGGGCAGTACCCCGCCGACGTGATGGAGCGGCTGAAGAAATTCAAGCGGTCGCAGGTCTACTATCGGATGACCACGAACAAGGTGGACATGATGGTGGCCCGGCTCATGGACCTGCTGTTCCCGGCGCGTTCAAAGAATTGGGCCATCCAGCCCACGCCGGACCCGGAAATTCCCGGCGAGCTTGTTGAGCAGTCCCCGGAGTTCATGCAGGCCGTGCAGGAGGTCATGGTGGAGCAGATGCAGCTCTTGCAGGCGCAGAACGCGGTTCCCGACGGCCTTGCCATGCAGAAGATGCAGCAGATGGCCATGCAGGAGGCCATGCGGCGCATCGACCTCGACACGGTGAAGCTCCGTATCGCCAAGGCCTGCGCCGACAAGATGGAGCAAGTCATCGACGACCAGCTCAAGGAATCCTCTGCGGGCGGCGAATTCCGCCCCTCGTGGCAGCAGCACTGCAAGGCCGTCATCTTTTCCTCCTGCCTGCTCGGGATGGGCGTGCTCAAGGGGCCGCTGGTCGAACGCCGGGAACTCAGGAAGAGGCGTCCCGTCTCCGATGCAAGCGGCAGGGTTGTCTGGGACGAGCAGGTCATGGGCGAGGAAATCCGGCCCTATTACGAGGCCGTCCCCGTCTGGGAGGTCTATCCCGATCCCGGCGCGCTGGAGCCGCGCCAGCTCCGCTATGTCTGGCAGGTGCACCTCAAGACGGACAAGGACCTGTGGGACCTGACGACGTTCCCCGGTTTCGATGCATCCGCCATCGAGGGGTATCTCAAGGAGCATGAAAACGGCGACGCCTCGTTGACGACCTACGAATCGCAGAAGCGGAATCTGAACGACGCCAGCGGCAACCTCGGCGCGGTCATGGACAAGCGGTTCCGCGTCTACGAACGGTGGGGCTATCTCACCGGGCAGGAACTTCGGGATGCCGGATGTGCGGTTGAGGACGTCGACCTGTACCGCGTGTTTCCCTCCTGCGTGTGGATGCTCGGCGACACCATCATCAAGGCGTCGGTCAATCCGCTTGAAGGCGTGGACATCCCCTTCTTTTTCTATCCCTGCCAGCGTGACGAAACGTCTTTTTGGCCCGAAGGCATCGCGTACCGGCTGCGGTCGCCGCAGGCGGGCATCAACGCCGCCGTGCGCGCGGCGCAGGACAATACGGCGTGGAGTTCCGGCCCCTTGTTCGGCGTGAACATGCAGGCGTTGGCCGAGGGGGAAGACCCGCTGGACATTTCGTCGAGCCGTGTCCTGCTGTTCGACAAGGCCGGGGTGAACATCAACGATGCCCTGAGCGTCGCCGTGGTGCCGTCCTGCATTCAGGAGAACCTGACGCAGGTGAAGTTCTGGCAGGAGTGCGCCGACGAAATCAGCACACCGCGCTTCAACGCCGGGGACGGGCGCGTGTCCGGCGCGGGCGAGACGGCGTCCGGCCTGTCCATGCTCATGGGGGCATCGAACATCCTGCTCAAGGACAGGGTGAAGGACTTCGACGAATACGTGTCCGCGCCGTTCATCCGGGCCATGTACCGCTTCAACATGCAGTGGAACCCGCGCGAGGAGATCAAGGGCGACTACGAGGTCGTCGCCACCGGCTCCCAGTCGCTTATCGCCAAGGAAGTCAGGGCGCAACAGGTGCCCGGCATCATTTCGCTCATGGCGAATCCCTTGTTCGCCAGCCGCATCAAGGAAGACGAACTCCTTAAAGTGACGCTTGAACAAACGGACTTGCCCGCCGAACGCATCCTGCGGACCGAGAAGGAAGCGCAGGAACATCAGCATCAGCAGATGGTCATGCAGGCGCTGGCGCAGGCCGAGGCCAACGTACAGGCCCTGACCGCCGAGTTGGGCAGGCAGGGGCTTTCCTCCGAACAGGTGCAGCAACAGCTCATGCTGGCGTTGGCGCAGTCGCAGCAGCAGGCGGCGCAGGCCCAGTCTGAACAGCCGATGGAAGGGACAGCCGCATGATGAAGCAACAAAGCAGGGCGGTGCTCGAAATCCGTTCCGCATTCAGGACCGGGGTTTATCTCGCGCTGAAGGAACTCCTTGAAGAAGAAATCGAGGAGCAGCGCAAGGCGCTCGAGGTCGCGTCGGACGAGGCAGCTATCAGAAGGGCGCAGGGGGCGATCGCCGAACTGCGTTCCATCATCAATAAAATCACGCCGAAAGAGTGAATGCCATGCAGGAAGACCAGAATCAGGAACTGATGGATCAGGAAGGCACGGAAGCCTTTGCCGCAGGATTCGACGACGAGCCGGGGCAGCCCGCCGAGCAATCGGAACAGCGGCCGGAACAGGTATCCGAAGAAAACACGCCTCCCCATTTTGAGGAACCGCCCGCAGGGCAGGCGGTCCCGCAGACGGAACCGGCAGTACAGGCACAGCCCGCCGCCCCTGAACCCCTGCCGCGTGATGAGCTGCAGCAGCCGAAGACGGTCGAGATTCCCGAGGGGATCAAGTCGGAATTCGCGGAACTGGAACAGCTTTCGCCGGAGGCGGCCGCCATTGCCCGCGAGGATTCCCCGGAAGGGGAAACGCTTCGCAAGCGGCTGGCGGAATACGGCGCGGACAACGCGATGGATCGGGCGGAACTGTTTATGGCCCGGCGTGAGCGGGAAGCCGTCGCCGCGCAGCAGCAGGCAGGCATGGTGGAGGCCGCGAACCGGAATTTCGTGGCAGTCGTCCGGCAGGCCCATCCCGATCTTTTCGAGGCATCCCGCAGCAAGGCGGACAACGAACGGTTTCAGGCGGACATGCGGGCGTGGATCGAGAAGAAACCCTACGATGAGGCGGCACCGCTCATGCAGGTATTTTTGCATGGGCAAGACCCGTATGCCGTTGCCGACCTCATCACTCGCTTCAAGAACGAACGTCAGGCGTCGCAAAAGGCGCGGACGAATCCCGACGGTGCGTTCGCCGTCCCGAGGCGCGGCGCTCCTGTAGTGCCGCAGAGCGTCGGCTCGAAAGACGACTTCGATGCCGGATGGAACATCTAACCGAGGTGAAAACGTATGCCTCCCATGACGACCACAGGGGACGTCTCCTACCGCACCGCAGGGTATTTCTCGAAGCAGCTCCTTGAGCGTTCGCAGCCCCTGCTGGTGCTCGACAAGTTCGGGCAGCCGAAGCCGCTGCCCGCCCACAGCACGCGGACGATCAAGTTCCGCGGTTATGAGCACCTTCCCAAC